ACGTAGCTCTTCTGATACGTACTTGTCTTTGATAAACAAGTTCTCTGCACTAACCTTTGTGCTGGCTGGCATCAACAAGTCCAAGTAGTCAATCAGTAGTACGTCTACCTTCTTGCCTGTTTTAATCTCATACTCTTTAATGTAACTACGTACATCGTTTGCTGTCTTGCCCGATGGCATATACTTAACCTGGAACGCACCTGACTTTTTGCCGATCATCTTAACTTTCATCTCAACATCGTCAATGCTCTTAAACACATCACGACTCGGAATGCCTGTGGTCATACTATCAAGTCTCATACTAACTAGACTCTCTGCAAGCTCTAATGTCAAGTAGATTACGTTCAAGCCCTTCTCAGCCATATTAACGCCAATGTTAGCAAGGAACAAACTCTTACCTGCACCCGAACCACCTGCAAAGATATTCAGCTCGCCTCTGTTGAAGCCACCAAACAATTTCTTGTCCATAGCTGGCCAGCCTGTGCTTACCTGTCCGTTTGTACTCTTGATGCCTTCTAGTCTAGCTCTTGGATCAGCATAGTAGTCTGTACCCAAGTCTTTTTGTAGTCCTATCTGTACAGCTTTCTTGACCAAGTCTTCACACTGTCCATAGTCACCATTTTCTAACAGGTCAGCACTCTTAAGGATTGCCGCTTCTAGTGCTTTGTGTTTACTAAATGTTTCAAACTCTGCTAGTAGCCAATCATAGTGATTCTCTTGTAGTTCACCTACATCTTTTAAATTAATGTCTGTTGCCGCATTGATCATATCAAGTGTAGGCAATGCATTGTGTTCCATAACATAGTTGTTGAGAAACTCTGCTGGCGCCTTTAGTCTTCTATCAAAACTATCCGGATCAAATACAGCCTGACAGCGTACAAAGCTCTCAGCATCAGACAGCATCATTTCTAAATATACTTTTTGTATATCATATCCATAGTCTGTGTTTTGTCTAGTTGTCATCAAATACCCTTGGTTCTAGTTCTTCTATTGTAATTATGCTCGGCGAAAACCCAAGTGGCTCGGGTTCGATTTGTTTTTTAGTTACTGCTAAGTATAACACAGTTATTACAAAAAGTAAAGTAATCAGTCGAACCATTTCTTCGCTCTCAGTCTAATTTTTAATGCACTGTCTTCGGCACTGCTTGCTATAGTATGTAATGCATATAACCTACCGTGTTTTTCTACTACATCACCTATGTCATTTAGTCCAGTAGGCCAATCAGGCATACTCACACTCCAACCTAGATCAATTGCTTCTTCTACTAGTTTACTTCCTGCCTTGTCACGATCAGGAACAACAATGATTTGCTTCTGTAGTCTATTGAGCAGCATTGCTTGCTGACTAGATATTTCACTACCACCTAGCGCACAACCTTCTATGTGTATAGCATCGACTTGTCCTTCACAGAGTATCGCAAATACTTTTTTATAAGACTGCTCGTCTAGTCCGTACACAAACCCAGGTTGCACTTCGGTCAAGTACTTGGGCTTCTTGTCTGGGTTCACGCTACGTCCAGTCCATCCTACTACCCTACCTTCAAAGTAGAAGGGTATGATCAATCTATCACGATACCCTAAGCTGGGGCTCCAGTAATAGTCTGTATCATCAACGTTTAAATTACGTGCAGCCATATACTCAAGTACTGCCATACTATACTTGTTGAAGTCTGTTATATCTGTAATCTTAACAGCATCATCTGGCAACGGAACAGTATTGAAAGTTGGTAGTTGGGCTATTTGTGTTTTAGCTTCAACCCCTTCATTTTCTCTCATAACCTCTAGTGCTACCTTATTGATTACATCGTCAGGTGCTCCCATCCATTGTAGGAGTTTACGCAGTTTATGTGAGAAGTTCCTGCCCGGTTGCCAGGACGCTTTGAAGCCGCAGTTAAAACAATGATAACTTACGCCTCCATCTGGGTTACTTATAAGGCCACCACGGCCGCGAGTGTCTGCTGCGTGTCCATTATGGTGACAACACGTAGCATTAAAGGATAACCAGCCACTAGGCGTTTGTTTGCGCTTAGGCGGCAAGTATGTCAGAACTGTTTCGCTTACTACACTCATACTATTATTATAGCGTCAGTGTAGGGTTATGTCAATGATTTTCGGCCCGAGTATTTGTTCAAACTAGTATCTTGAAACTTTTCTTTACCAACATAATGCTTAAAGAATGATTCTATATTTTTAAATGGTGTACGTTCTAAACAGCAATTGTTTGATTGCTCGATAAATTTTCCTAGCCAAAAACCGTCCCACGGCTTTGAAAGTTCAAGCACTTGCTGATTAAGATAACCGTTCTCGTAATGTTGTATTACTAAATCTATTTCTGGGTGTTGCTTGTTAAAAATTACAAATCCAGATTCTACGTGAAGACTACCTTTCATTCGTTGAGGATAACACATTAATAATTTATCTTCACATAATGAACTTATTAAACTAGAAGGTATCTTTGATAGAGTTTCAACATCAGCATCGATCCATACAATATATTTTGTATCTATATTTTTAAGAGCATACCATATAGCAAACCCTTTATAACTCCAACGCAGTGCTTTACGTAATCTATTCTGCTCTTTTGTATCTAAAGATGGAAATAGATTTAATATATTATTTTTAAATGTTAGCTGCTCAGGAATATGTTTATAGTAATCATATACAGTATGTCCGTAGAACTGATCACTACTAAAATCTTCTGCAAATATATACAAAGGATAACGACAATAGCGTTTAAATGTATCTACAAATCTTTTTCCGTAAAGATTAATATGATCTTGAGCAAACGTAGTTATTACTACGACATCTTGCATTAGTTCCTCACTAGTATTTTGGAAATTTTGTCTGCTGGATCTGCTGTTGCTTTAACACGTAAATGATTGAATACACCGTTAAAGTTTACAGGTGTAGGTTCTGTTTCTGTTCCGTCAAACGTTACAGTTTCAATATCAGCCCAACTTGTTGATCCAGTTACTCGGTTTTCTAGTGTGCCCTGTACTACTACATCGCCTATATAACTGTCTGTATAAAAAGCCGCAGTGTGTAGAGCTTCATTGCCGTTAATACTCGGCTGTGCGTCGATAGACTCAGATAACCAAGCATCATTATCGGATACAAATGTGCCAATTGAATAACTTGAACTAGGACCAGGAAATGCATTACCGCTGACTTTAATAATGCCAGGTGCTTCAAACCATTCGTTAGCATAAGTTTGTACTTTAGTATCGTCATAGTCAACTAGATATACATTGTATGATAGAAACTGATCTTTTATATTCAATAAATCATTTTCAGTTATAGTAACTTTAAATAAACCTTTTTTAGTATATGCAGTACTATCACCTTCTTGTAGGTTTACACCATCGTGTTCGATAACCATTTGATTGTTTTCATCGAACGCTACAAACTTAGGTGTGTATCTATCTACATCTAATGGTTTTTGATCTGCGTTTAATAATCTAAATTCAAGGACATTATCTATTCCTTTATATACGTTTAACTGTCTGCTATACACTGGTTTATACTCCGTAACGAATCCTGCTTCATTTGCTAGGATGTTAATTCTGTTTGATACTAAATATCGTAAAGTTTGCATAATAGTATTTATCGGATAACAATGTTACTAAAAGATATCGAAGAAAATTTTCCATTCATTAGCGTAGTTCATTACGGTGGCGCCGAGTACGTCGGCATCGTTATAAATCAAGATCAGTATGTTACAAGTATGTACGTATACACTGATTTAAAAAGTGAAAAAGAAAAGAAGATGTTACTTGACTTAGGTGATGTATGGTGGTGGGAATCAAATCGAATGATACCTATCAACATCTTTTTAAGAACAGAAATGGATCAATTTCGTTATGCTATTCAAACAATGAACAGCAAAGATGTAAAAGTTACAATTGGTCCGTGTGTTAATCTAAACAACTTAGCAATTAAACGAGTAAAGCGTAAGTCAGTGCAACTAGTTAAGAAACCTAAGAGTTAATTTGTTCGCATAACAAATTCATATGGACTATGACACTTGTAGCATACGCATATGCGTGTGCTTTCTTAAAGAAGTATGCTCCGTCTGTCGGCTTTGTCCATACTTCGTTCATTATCGTTTCCCAATTTTCTTTTGCTAAGTGTCGCTTTGCTGGTCTGATAATTGCCAGTGTAGCCGCCAATTGTTGTACCGAAGTAGGCTTCAATTGCTGTAATAGTTCGTCGTGACCGCTTAGATGAAATACTTGATCTGAGAAGTCTTTGTGTTCCAGTAGTTGCCATATTGGCTCCTTTTCCATAAGTTCTTGTAAATGTGCCTCGTCTTTAACATCTTTATATATAGACACATTTAAAAAATCTAGTTTAAAGTAACCTCTGTCTTCTGCTGTCTTGTGTTCAATTGTACTCAAGTTGTCTACAGGGTTATGGGGAATCTCTGTAGCATAAACACCAGTGTTGTGCTTCTTGCCGGTGTTTAATTTTGCCACACGATGTTCAAGTTGAGATAAAATAACATCTCTGTCTGCAAAGTCTATATCAATATCAGGCATTGTTCTTTCCTATTTTTTCCCAATACACATCATACAATCCACTCGGGTGCCTTGACCCAAAAGGTAAACCCATATACTCATCGCCTGTTTCCATATCTACTAATTTATATTTTGTAGGACACTTGGTATATACTAATAGGTTATCAGCGTTCTCTTCATCCTGTACTTCACTACCGTTTAATAATTTCCTCATAGTTTGCTTTCTTGTGTATTATCTTTTGTTAAGGTTACATTAAACGAAATACTAATTCTATTATCCTTAGTATCATTTGATCTAACTCCGTGAAATAGCCAACTAGGAAATAAAAGAAACAAACCTTCTTTCGGTGGGTACTCTACATAATCATCTGGTGCTAGAAAATGTGAATTCATTAATGATACGATAGGATTTAAAAAATATATGTTCCCGTCTTTTTCGTTTGTCTTAAAATAATAAACACCGGAAATATGTGTAGTACCGTGATTATGTACAACTGTATGTTCTTTTGGTGCAGTGTTAGCTATCCAACAATCTTCTATAATAATATTATACTTTGTATTACTAAAACCCTTTGTATAGTTAATTACTTGTGTTTCTATTTCGTTCTTAAGTTGCGTTAAATTAAATTTAGTTATAATATTTTGATCAAAGTTAGGGCTACTTAACGAATGATTTTGCCCTCCCCAATCTGGATGTTTTTTAAAATCAATCTGTGAAGTACACGACGATATCTCTTTTTGTAAATTTTTAAAGTTAGTTGCGCTACCGATATGTATCGGTGTTTTAAACCATTCTTCTATCATAGTTTACTTTCCTGTGCAATCTCTTTTACTAGTTGCACATCATTTGGCAAACGTTTAAAACGCATTGCCCAGTGTTGAGGGTTAATAACGTGGAATACCATTTCAAGTTGTTCGTTGTTGAATTTACCTAGCATAGCTTTGCCAGACTTACAGTTTAGTAATAGCCAAGGACTAATCTTACCATCTTTAATATCCCATACTGCTCTGTTCAAACTAATATGGTTAAAGTAATGATCCCACGGAGCAGGATCATTATCAGCAGCCCATTCTAGCATTGTTTGTATACTACGCTCAAGTGCTGTAGTTACATCTTCTTTTAGAATAAACTCTAATGCGTATTTTTCATACAGCTCATCTCTAGCCCAGTGATCTAATTTAACTCCACTAGTAACTACGTAGTCAATATATTTTTCAGGATATAAAGGCCGTACATTGCTAATAAAACTGCCAAATTTAACAAAAGCATTATAATAGGGTGACCCGACAAAATCTTCATACGTTTTTTCTTTTTTGTTACCTGCTGAGAGTTTATAGAATCTTTGAAATGCATATAGTCCATACCTTACTCTTTTTTCGTCTTTTTGTAGCCATCTTCTTTTCTTTTCGCACATATGCGCCGCAAGAGTTTTCTCCCGCATATATCCATTACCACAATACTCACACTTGTATGGTTTCTCAGAGTTTGATATCAATATCATACTCCTTTGCAAGTTCTTTGAGTTCTTTCTTTGTAGATAATCCAGCAAGTAATTCTACCTCGTCTTGTTTCATATTAGGATGTATTTTTTGTAAAAGTTTTATAGCATTGTTGTTGCCTTTTTTCTTTTTAAATCCAATCCATTGATGTTTTCTAATCGCAGCAGATGCATTATGTGTTGAGCATAGCAACTGCCATTGTAATTGAGGATGTCTTGTACCTAACACATTCCAGTTCTTGTTATAGTATTCGTTAGTAAGTACAATAGCAAGTTCTTGTGCATCTCTTGATCCTTGTACACTACTTGCGTATCTGTTAAGCAACCAAAAGTTAACACACTTCTTTTGTTCGTCAGTTAATTCTTTCCAAACAGATTTAGCGTTGCTGTCAATACACGCTAGTACATCTTTTACTGGAAATTCTTGGTATGCCATTCGTCTACATCCTCTGGTGAATTTATCTCTACTCCATTATATTGTACACTCGAACAACCTATTTGCCAACCATTTTTGAGCCATCTAAGTTGTTCTAATTTTTCCGTTTCTTCTTCTACAGTTACTTTAAGAGTTTTGTACATTTCTAAAGAATTACGTTTATATCCGTATACACCTAAATGCCAATCTCCGTACCCGGTCATACCTCTACCAAACCATAGAGCTTGATCGCCAGCACGTACCATCTTTACTGTATTAGGGTCTGCCTGTTTTTCTTTAGGCATATGCGTAAACAATGTACTGACAGGATAGTATTTTAGCCATCCAGTAGCCGTTAGAATCATCTCATCTGTTACGTCCGGCATATCGCCTTGTACATTTATAAACTGTTCGTACTCATCTAATATGTTAAACTTAGCAACAGCGCCTGCACATCGTTCGGTTCCGTTTTCGTATTCGCTGTGATCTAATAGACAATCTGCACCTATTACATTGTATATGTTTTGATCATCAGTAAGCACATATGTTGGCTTCTTAGACGCAACACAAGCGTCATACACACGTTTTATCATAGGAACACCGTTCAGCATAGCTAGAGGCTTTCCAGGGTAGCGTGTACTACCATATCTAGCGGGTATGAGTATTGCAGTTTTCATTTAGCACTCCTGATATCTAAAACCTGTATAGTTTCTATCAAGAGGAACTTTTTCTTTAGGTGTATACGAATATGCTATAATATCTTCTACTACTTGTTCAAAATCCTCTAAACGTAGCATATTAGGTCCGTCACTGGGTGCTACATCAGGATCTGGATGGACTTCCAAGAAAAAGTCCCGTACCCCAAGAGCAGACCCGCTACGAGCCAACCCAGGCACGTAATCACGATTGCCGCCTGAACTATCCCCTTGTCCGCCGGGTTTTTGTGCAGAGTGCGTACAATCGAAAACAATAGGATGTTCATAATTGTCGAGCATATACATAATACCAGTATAATCAACGACAAGAGTGTTATAGCCAAAACTTGTTCCTCTCTCTGTTATCCAGACGTCTTTTGCGCCTTCACATTTACTTAGCACCCCTTTCATATCCCAAGGCGCCATAAACTGGCCTTTCTTAATATTAACAATTTTATCTGTACGACACGCTTCCTGTATAAGGTCAGTTTGTCTACATAAGAATGCAGGTATCTGATAGACATCAACTGCATTTTTAAATTGTGCTTCTATATATTTTATTTGTTCTACAGAATGTACATCAGTTAATGTCTTTACACCATACTGTACTTTAAGAGCAAGAAAGTCTGTCAGAGTTGCTTCTAGTCCAACACCACGCTTACCCTGCATACTACTACGATTTGCTTTATCAAAACTTGCTTTAAATATATATTCAATACCGTACTTGTCGCATACACGTTTACATTCTTTAGCAATCTCTGCACTGTGTGCTAATGATTCGTGTTGGCAAGGGCCTGCTATAATTCTCATTGTTTTCTTCCTCCGTCAAATACGCAAATAAATTTTAATCCAAAGTCTGTATTATTATGTACTTTGTGGAATACGTTGTCTTCAATTAGTACAGTGTCGCCTGCTGTAACATCGAATATTTTATGATCAAGTTCCATTTGTCCACTACCTTTAACAAACATATACACTTCTTCTTGTCCAGCGTGTCTATGTCCTGTTGTACTTTTATGAGCTGATAACATTGTACTGCTTACAACTAAATTTTTTAACATAGTATTATCTTTAACAATATAACGATTGTCATTTTTAACTACATCGCCTCCTATATCCCATTCACTGTATTTCATTTGTGTTCCTTAATTGTATAATAAGTTGTTACTAAGGTATCTAATAGTTTTTTTAGTGTTGGATATTCTTCTGACAACTCACATAATTCTTGCCACTCGGCATAACTTATTAAGTCTCCTTGAGCTCTAGCAACTCCTGCCGGGTCTCCGCCTATAATCCAGCGAGGTATCTCGGGCCTGTTTTGATAACGAGCGTAGACAACACCATCGTTACGCTCGTATATCAATGCTTCATTTGGTTTTAGTTTTGCCAATTGCTGTTCCACTTGTTCTACGTACAATATCGTTGTGATTAAACTCTGCCCAATATAGCTCAAATGCTACACCGTCTTCGATACCTTCAAACTGGTGGATCTTGCCTGGCTTTACTTGTGTAAAGTCTCCTGCTTCAAGAATAGTTTCATCAACTAGTCCTTGGTCGTCTTGCCAAACACGCACAAGCATCTTTCCTGACTCTACATAAAAGCCGTTCCATTTAAATTGATGTTCGTGTTCGCTACATTTGTAGCCGCCTTTATATTCAATACGGTGAAACTCTAATACTCCGTTAGCGTGGATCAATTCCGTTTGACCCCAAATTTTACCTGCTTTCATTGTCATTCTCCATTTCCTTATAATAAGTTTGTATAATCTATTACTTCGCTTTGTCTACTTATATCCTTAATAAAGTAAGCACAGACCGACTTTGGATCTTTAGTAAGGGGAACACCAAGTAGCTGTCCGTTTTTAACTTTAGGAAAATACCATTTTACATCTGAATAAAAATTAGTTATCTTAATGTCTCCAAAGTCAAACTTATAACTCGATAAAGGATTGAATAAAAATGCTTCAAAGCCCCTATCGTTAATTGATGTTAAAGGTAGTACTTCTAAGTCGTTGCCACTTGTACTGTCTCCAACAGCTATGTGCCAATCAACTGGCATTGTAATTTCGTGACCATTAATTTCTAATACCATTGCTGGCGCACTAAATGATTCTAAAAAGATCATTGGTACAAAAAAGAAGTCAGGATTTTTAGGATCACTATTGTCTAATACCGCAAATCGAACTTCTTCTTCAAGTTCTTCTGGTATTTGTTTTAATGGAAACGTTTCGTTTTCTAATGTTAGTATTTGCATATATTTTAGTTCCAATCTACTTTTTCTATAGTGAAAGGATACTGTGCTTCCTTATAGAATTTTTTACGTTGTGTTAAATGTCTCTTTGCAAATTTGCACGATGATGTGATATCCCAAATTTGTACAAAGTCTTTGTCTTTTGCCTTACGAACGCCTCTACCAATACTTTGAATTACCCTGACAAAACTTTTGCCAGGCTCAAGCAGAACAAGATTAAAAATACGCGGTATATTAATACCAACAGCCGCGACTCCGTATGTTGCGATAACCACGTGGTTAGTTCCTTCATTAATTTCATCATATGCTTCCTTGCGATCTTTTAATTTTACATCGCCCTTTACAAACACACTACCTGGTATTAGTTCTTGAAGTATTTCCCCAGCACTAATTCTATCTACAAGTATAAGTGTGTTTCCTGATTCTTTTACTGTGCTTAATAATTTGCCTATGTATTCTAATCTTGCCTGATTTGTTGTTAAATATTTTAATTCTGATTGATAATCTGAATGTGATTGTGTATCTAATAATTGTACTACGTTAACGTGACATTGTGATAGTACACCCTTGTCTTGTAATTCTTTAGCACTAATTTGACCAATTACAGGACCAAGACTAGCGTGAATACTTTCAAACTCAAACTTCTCTCTTGGCACAGTGCCTGTTAGTCCCCAACGTATCGGAGCGTTCTTTAAATTACGTGTAAGTAAATTCTTTAGTACTTCTGCTTTAGCCTGGTGTACTTCGTCGACAATAATAGTGCTTACACCATCTAAGAACTCAGCTAATGATAATACTGCTGTTCCGTCCTTGTGCTTCTTGTCGAGTATATTCAAACTCTGCCAAGTGCAAATAGTGTGAGTCTTACCTAACTCTTTTCTGTCGCCGAAGTACACCCCAGCATCGAGCCCGCAGTTAATATAGTCTTCCTCTGTTTGTGTAACAAGACTCTTGTTAGGCACGATAATAAGACTACGTCCATACGGCTCAGTTATATGTGAAAGTGTTGCTGTAGTAATTGTTTTACCTGCACCAGTAGCAATCTGTTGCAAGCTCTGTGGATGTTTTAAAAAGTTGTTAATTGACTCTACTTGATAGTCACGCAGAATAATTTCTTCACCTTCTGCAGGATGTCCTTTTGGCCAACGTACATTTTGA